TCGTGTGTCTTGTTGCTGTGTGTCCCACATTCTTGCTATCATTGTGTATCTCCTAAAGTTAAGTGCAGGGGGAAGACCCCCTGCGTTGTGGTTGTGTTACTTGGTTAGAATTTCAGTGTTTTCTATGCCATAATCAAGATCACCTGCAAAATTGCTTAAAATTTCCTCTGAAAACGGAACAGCAGGGCTTAGCGGAGAAATAGTTAATCTTAAACCATACTGTTTAACTAAATCATATTGTATCCCTACTAACTTCTGACCAAACATAAAATCTTGATCGTTTTCAACATTATCATTAACATGGTCAAACTTGATTGTTTCTACTTGCATAATAAATCTCCTAAAGTTAAATTAAAACTAGTATCCATAACTGCATACTACAATACGTATTATAGGGAGATTTGTCCAAAAGGTCGACCTATTTTTGCCAAAAAAAAGCCCTGTAAAAACAAGGGCTTAGTTGTAAGTGTTTGATTTTGTTAGGATTATTTTTTGTGTGCTGTATACACCAGTAACTGGTCTGATATGGTGTATATGGTGTGTACTGTAGCACCTACACGAGCAAATTGTTTTAGCGTGTGTTCTACTGTAGGGTAGTCTACATGATCAACAATCTGCTGTTCTCGGGTGTGATCATAACTGTAACATACTCTGAGGGTCAGTGGTGCTAGAACCAAGTCTGCTAAACTGTCTTGGTTGAATTGTGTTGCTCTAATCTTTTCTAATGTTGTCATTGCTATTCTCCTAAAGTGTTGCTGTCTACTTTTTAGACAGTATCAGTATTATTGCATGATTAGGAAAATTTTCCAACCATTTTTGGCAACTATTGGGTGTTTATAATCAATGGGTTATAGGTCATTGATTTTGCAGACAAAAAAAACCCTGTAAATTGAGGAGGCAATTTACAGGGCAAACCTAAACATAACATAGTATGTTATTGTTATGTCGTCAAAAACATACTACAAGTGCTATATTAGACGATTTCGGGCAAATGGTCAACCAGGCGTGTAAGTTGTTGAATCTACAGACAAAAAAAAGCCCTGGCGTATAAGCAGGGCTATAAAAACATCTGAATGTACCTTTAGGAGAATACGGCAGGTGTTTTTTAAAGCATACAAAGCATATGTATTTATTGTCTCGGATACCACATCCAAGCAATAACGTATATTTTACACACACTTGAAGTTCAAGTCAAACAAAATGGACACACTGTTGTCCATTTTGGTTTGTGATGAAAAGGAAAAAGCAAGCCAGGACACCCAAGTATTTGTATAAGGAATACTAAGACATGGCCGTCAATCAGGTGTCCTGTCTTACTTTTATTTATCCTCTGGCAAAGGTAGCCACTTGTATTCTCTTTTAAAATTGTGCTTCATGGTGCTGGCTCGGCCAGGAGGTAGATTGTATCGTTCTGCGATGTCTCTACTAGGAGAAGTGCGGATCCACTGTATTTCTTCTTCTGAGTATTTGTAGGTTCTGTTCTTGTCTTTTTCGTATCTTGGTTGATAACTGGTACCTTTAGCAACATGGCCACCAATTCTATAACCATCAGCAATCATGCTGTGTATTTTTTCTCTCTGTGTGCCTTCTTCTAAATGATCAGGATTAACACAGGCTTTGTTGTGGCAGGTGTGATTGGCATTCATGCCTGGTGCAATTGCTCTGCCCAGTTTCATTCTCAAGGCAATTCTGTGCGCTGTTGCCATTTTATGTTTGTAAGTTTCAAGTTCTCTGATACCTACAAATGGATATCCAATATTGCTAAACGTGCCAGTCCACACCCAGCATCCGTTTGGTCCATTTTTATCTATCTTGCTGTTGAAGTGATCCAACCTGATCAGTATTCCGGCTACCTCGTCCCATTTGTTCCTTGACATGTGCTACTCCTCATTATGTAATTGAAGAGAATTGTACATTTCCTGATAAGGCTACGTTGCCAAAACCAATTGCACGCCAGTTGCTACCATCATAAAAGGCTACACCTGAGCCTTGATCTACTGATATGTTACTGGCAATCACAACATCACCCAATTGTGGGGTGGCTAGACTGGTTATTTGACTGTTGCTCAATGCTGTGAGTCTAAGTCTGTCTTGCAGTGCTACAATACCACTGGTTGGCGAAATGGTTTGTGTACCACTTGCTGAAATAGTTGTTGGTATTTGTGAACCTGTTAGTTCACCTGATGCATCCAACAAGGCCACGCCTTGTGCTGTGCCACCTTCGTCAATGATGGTGTTCAGTTTTTGAACAGCATCCAGTAGGTCTGCTCTAGCAAGACTTGGATCATCTGCACTACTGTCTAAATTTGTTGTACTAACTTGTGTTGTTGGAAATGCCATTTCTAAATCCTCTAGGTGTATTTATAAAGTTACAAGGTTGTTGCGATCTCTTCCCTGTGGTGGCAAACAATTCACCACAGCATCAAACTGTCCTTCAGTTGCCGCTGCCATTCCGCTTACTCCACCAGTGGCTTCTGTGTCGTCAAAGTAGTCAGTGACTGCATAGCCTTCAGTTACATATCTCACAGCAGGTGTGCTACTACCGTCGGTGGTGAGATAGTACACTCCCACAGTGGGTGCGTTTCTGTCTTTGCTGATTGTATTGGTTATCAACACATTGCCACTCGGACTTAGGCTTGGTGTGGTTTGCATGTTGGTAACAGCGCCTACAGTTTTGCCCAAGGGCACAATGTATGCATTGCCATTGGCTGTGAGTTCACCAAGGTCTAAATCATTCAAACGAATCTCAAAAGGCTCGTTTGTGACCTGGTATGACAGGCTGTGTAAACTGGTAAGTCCACTGGTACTGGCAACATTTGCTTGTACCAAAACATATCGACCATAAAACGCACTCAGGTTGCCTGTGACTTCACCTGGTGCTGGTGCAGTTATTGTGGTTGTGACTTCTTCGCCTGCAAATAAACCTGTCTGACTCACATGTATATCATAGGTTAGGTTGCCTACCACACTTGCTTTAGTGGTTAGGTTAAAGTACACATTTGAGGTTAGGTCTGTGGGTGGTAATGAGTGCACCATAGGATCTGCAGGTGCATTTATCCACTGTGTCCAGTCTGCCCAGGTTTCGCCACTGAAGTCTGCCCAAGTACCAGTGTTTTCTGGTATGATAAATCCTAGTGTGGTGTCAAATTGGCTAGTTGTGTTGGCTATGGTCATGTGTGTACCTTATATCAGTGTGGGTGTGAGTGTTGGATACGCTAGACTCCTACTGGTGTTGGGAATTTGTGAGGTAATTGCCAACCCTGTAACTGCCACAGGCGATCTTGCTTCGTCAATTCGTCTAAAGAATCCTGAATCATAGTCTGTGTTGTACTTTGCCCACTCCTGTATCTCTGGTCTGTTGGGTGTTAACCAATCATTGTCAAACGTGTGTGTGTTTTTACCATCCAGGTGTGTAGCAAGATCGCTAATCACACTGCCTGTGGTTTCTACTATCAACAACAATTCTGTTTTGCCCAGTCTGGTTTCTAATGGTAGTAAACTACCCTGATTAATCAATATAGGTGCTGGTATTTTGATGTTGTTGAAACGTCTTGGGTCACGTTCATTGCCACTTACCTGAAACTTTGAACTGAATTCGTATTCACTGATGGCTCCCCTAAGGTTAATGGTTGTGATATCACCCACTGGTGGATTGCTGGTGTCATCAACTTCAATGTGTTCCCACTGTCCACCTGTACCAAAATATTTGGCTACACTAAAACCACCAGTTGCTGTAGGCCTGGTTCTTCTATACACATGCAGTTTGACAAAACCTGAGATATCACTCTTGTCAATTTTCAATTCTATGAAATCTGTTAATTCAAATGTGCCTGCACCAGTACGTCGTGTACCTGTGCCATCTGGTTGACTGTTCTGCACGTTGCGGCAACTGATAACACTCACTGTGGGGTCTGCTGGGTCAAACGCCTGCTCACTTTGTTTCAGTGCTGTGTTGGTATCCAGTTTTATCATGTTGAAACTGTTTAGCCAATTGGCATCCGCAGGATAGTCTTGACTGCTTTGTCTGTTGTGTACAAAACCAGTGCCAAACAGGCTTGACGTGGCGTTTACCACACTACCACCTGAACTAACCTGTGGTGTAATGATTATTTCATATGTCTGATCAAAATCAATGTTGTTTATGAATATAGGACCAATTGTGCCTGCTGAATTCTGCTGTTGTTTGTCCACAAAACTTTTCAGTGGTGGGTTGGTACCTGACACCACTGGTCTGTATGATATCTTTGCTCCACGATATGTGTCAAGATCTGCGGCATCAGGTGGTTCCAACAGTAGTCTAATGCTTTTAACACCACCTGTGACATCTTCGTTTATGCCTCTGATACCCAATACAGTGTCCAGCGCACTGGCAACTGCACCTGGTGGTGCTTGGTCAACAGTCTGAAAACTAAATGCTGATATCTTTTCATTTGTACTGCTTAGACCTGCGGTTGCTGTGTATGGATATGTAGCAGTAGGTGATTCAATGCGTATCTGTTTCCTCAACTGCTGACTGCTTTCTGTGCCGTCTTTGTATCTTAGGCGCAATACAAAATCATACAGGGTGGGTCCACCTGACACTCCCAAATCTCCTGGGAATGTTTGTGTATTGCTACTGCCTGGTACAAAACTCACAGGAAAGTCTACCGGTGTTCTGGTGTAAAAGGTGTCTGCTATGGTTTTGAAGTACACCGTGTATCCTTGTATGTCTGGATTGGGTGCGGTGATCAAACTGTCTTGTGCTATCTCAAAACTCATGCTTCTGTCAACGCCCACACTGCCAAGACTTGCCATGGTTGCTGTCCATTGGATCCTATCATCACGGCGTGTTGCTTGATCTACTTCTACTTGTTCAATAAAGTTGCCCTGATCAATTTGTATGAACTCTTTGATGTCCTGTGTGGCACCACTGGTTGCACTCACTGTGAATTGCGTACTCACAAACAGTGTGCTGACGTCACCTGTGCTGTACTTTACCCTAGCACGTAAATCATAAAGTGGATTAGTACCCAAGAACAACGGGCCAATATCAGCAGTGATGTTTTTACCAGGTCCTGGTTTGTCACTGATGGTCAGGTATGTCCAGGTTGTGCTGTTGAATATTTTAAAATATATGTCAAGACTGTCATACTGTGGATGGTCTGGTTGCAACCAATTTATAGTTCCGTATATCTGTCCTGAGTCATCATTGGTAAATGTTATTTGTCCAAAGTCAATCACTGTGTCCAACACTGTGACTTCTGGTGCAGGTTCAGGTGTGCTGTCTACCACAGGTGAGTCTACTACCACATCAGGTAGTGCAACATTGCCAGTTGTTTGGTCTGTGTCAGTTGGTGTTGGGTTTGTGTCATTGTTGCCTGTGTCATCATGCACCACTGTTCTTGGCGGAGCGGACCCTGGTATTGTGGGTGTTATGATGGTAGCGCCATCTGGGCGGAACAGTCCACTTATTACATCTGCTTCGTTCAATCTAGTGTGCGGGTATATGCCTTCAGGATTGCGTACACAGCCCAATTTGGTTGTGTAGTCATCATTGTATTCTAAACTAACAATACGCCATGGCGTGGTGTCAAAGTTTAGTATGGTGCCTTGTATTCTGATTATATCACCAGGCTCCAGTTCCATACCCCTGGTGCTGACTGTGATACTGCAGGTTTCCTGCTGTCTGCTCTTGTTGAACATTAGTCTTGCAAAGTCCAATGCTATAAATCTATTGGTTATGGTACCCATGGTAGCCTGCAGGGTGTTTTCTCTACCGCCATCTGCTGTGATGAATGTTTGGCGTTCTGCTTCTGTTTCTGGGAACGCCACCTGTTGATTTGAGAAACTCTGCTGTGGATCCACATAGGTGACCAACACCTGTGTGTATTTGGCACTACGCTCAATACCTGAATAGTTGATATCGCCCTGTATGTCAATGTATGTATTGGTTAGGTCATTGCTGGTAAGTGTTGGATCTGTTGTGGCAATAGCACTGATAACAGCCACGCCACTGAGTATATCTGTGGGGTCTCCTGCGTCTTCAACCCGCAGTTTGTACACACCTTGAACATAAGGCATGTAACTTCTCATACCATGCAACATGATCTTAACATTGTTGGTTAAGGTCTGGTCGGTTCCCATCACAGCATTTATACTGCATATCTCACCTGTGGTGCCTGCAGTGTATTCTACCACTGTGTTGAGTTTGCCTGCTGAGGTTCTAAAACTTGCCCAGTCAACTTCTGTGTTGGTTAGTCCTTTGCCATAGCGTGGATTACGCAAATAATCCAACAGGCACTCTGCAGGATTGGTGCTGTATCTTTCTACATAGCCTACCCCACCATAGGTAAAACTTTCTGAGTCTGTGGTAACCAAACTGGCTACTCGTCTGCCCAACATGTTTACCTGTACCTTGGGCACTGACCCTGAAAACGGATTGTTGTCTGCATCTGCTTGTGTGTTTATTTGAAAAAATTCATATCTAACAAACAGTGTGGCTAAACCATTGTAGTGCATGTCTGTGGTAAAACTGGGTGCACCGTCAAACACATCAGAACGCACACTGGTGTTGAGTGTGCTGGTGGTTGGGTCTGCGTTGTACACACCTGGTGAAAAACGCATCTTCACACGACCTGAGTACTTGCCTTCATCAACACTCACGGTGGCTCCACCATTGAGTTGACTGATGTACTTGCTGTTCAATTGAACATCATCAATGAAAATTTCTTTAAGTCCTTCTACTTGTCCTTCAGCGAACACGTATGACACCCAAAGAAATTTATTGTTGGTGCTTCCTGTTTCCATGTACACAATTGTGCCGGCCAACTTTCTAAAACCATACAGCAATGGTATGTTTACGTCACTGCCCTGCTTTTGTATCAATACACCTTGTTGTCGTGCGGCTTCGTTTGCCCCATCAATGCCTGGTATGTCTGGCATGAACAACTGTAATGCAAAATCCACAACACTGGTGGCAATGTTCACAACAGCCTTTACAACACTCTTAACAACTCCAATTACACTTTTTACAATTTTCTTTACAGGTGAAAAAACCTTACTGAAAATACCCATTAGTTTATCTCCCTGACACTGGTGTTGATCTCAGGTACACTGCTGTGTAGTTGTGCTTCTAATCTAAATTCTAAAGTTTTTGCACCTGCGTCCATTGCCCACTGTGCAAAGTAATCCACAAGATCTTGCATGGCCTCTGCACTGTGGTATTCTGGCTCACAGTACAAACAGGTAATGTAGCCTGTGATTGCTGAATCATTCCAAGGTAAGGTACCCAAGTAGCCTCCAACAAATCCTACCACCTCACCATCTTCCCACCAATTGAGCCAGGTGTAATGATATTGGGCACTGTAGGTTGTAACAGTATCAGTTGCTGAATCTTGGTCATAGTCTTCCAGGTGACCCCAGTACTGTTCTAAGGTGTTCAATGTCTGATCTAAGTCTTGTGGTGTTACTGGTTTAACCTGCATTATTTTCTGCCCCATCTGAATTCTTCTGTGCCAACAAAACCACTTTTGTCAAAAGCCTTGTCTGCAGTTGTGCCTTGAAACAGGTGATTGGAACCTGAATTGGTTTTGCGTCCTGCAATGCGTTCAAAGTCTGCAAACAGGCTTGAACACTCCACGTTTATCTGACAAGTTTTTTGCCCTTCTGATATCTGTGCATTGTATATCTGTCCATCAAACATCAACACAGGTTGACTGTCTACCACAGCGCCAGTGTCCAAGTCCAAGAATGCCTTGTAAACTCGCACACGACTGCCTTCAAAATCATCGTTAACAAATGTATTTACTGTGGTGGTGTTTACGCCACTTAGAAAGATTTCAAACTTGCCGACCTTGATGTCAAAGTCTTCACTGAGTCTTGAGAAACCAATAAAGTCACCTTGTGCAGTGTATTCATTGCCGTCAAACACCAGGTTAAGTCCGCCACTTGCCAAATACAGTGGTGTGCTTAGATCAATCCTCACAAGATCAATTGCAATGAAATGATCCCTGTACATTTCTGTGCGTACACCTGTGCTAAAGGTTTTCATTTACCAAACCTCACGCAGGTCTAATGCAATACTGGTGATACTGCCTGCGTTGTAACTCACATCCACTGTGTCACTATCAATTATGCAGGTAAAAGGCACAGTGTCACGTACAACTTCAACATTGCCTGAGTATACTGAATTTACCAGCATGCCACCAAAGTCTATGTCTGCTTGTCCTGCCGCATTGGCTGTGACTGTGCTGGCTGTTTGATACACCTTGGTGTGATTGTCAAACTTGAAGTAGTCACCTGCACGTAGTATTTCGTCACCTGATGTTAGTCCTGTAACTGTAACACGTGTTGCGCCACTGTTGTAATCTGTTAGCAGTGTTGCAGTCGCTGACTTTTCTGTAGCACGACTTTCACTTATCACAGGCAACACTATTTCAAAACTGTTTAGTTGTCCTGCTGTTCTGTTGATGTATCCTTGTATGGTTTGTGCTTGATCATAGGTTAGACTTGGATATCTAACTGTGAATGTGTAGAAACTGTGTCCAAATCCTGCTCTACGTATCTTGCCACTGTTGGTTTCTGTGGTTATACCTGGTGATACTGTTGAAAAGTCCACTGTGGTAAAACCTGGATTTGTGGGGAATGTTTGTGCTACATCAGCCATTATCTACGTCCTCTTTCTAGGTTAGCATCAGCAATAATCTGTGTTATCAAACCTCTGCGTTCAGTTAGCAATTGATCAAAGCCTCTGGTGTCATTTGCCACTATAGTAAAGTTCACTTCAGTGGTTCCGCCACTGTTGATATCTGAGTTTCTAGTGATGCCACCGTTGGTGGCTGGTGAGAAGATCTCTGGACCACGCTCACCAACCAGGTAACTACCGCCACCCATAACACCACCACCCAGGGCTCTTCCTGAAAACTGTTGACTTCGGATTGCGGCTACTTGTGCAAAGCCTGTGGCAATGCTGGCTGCCATGGCAATAAAGTTAAATGGTGGTGGATAACTGGCAAGTGCTATGGTTGCCGCTCTGTATGTGTTCATTATGGCCACTGCAATGTTCATGGCTTTTGCCGCTTCAAATGCTTTTCTATTCTGTGCTCCAAGAGCATTGAACACTGTGGCACCTTGTTCTAAGAAGAACTGTGTTTTGTCAAATTCTGTCTTCTTTTCAAATTCTGTTTTGTCACGTGCAATCTTCTTGGCTGTTTCTCTGTTGACTTTGAGTAATTCTACGTCTTTGCCACCAAGTTGAGTACGAATACCATTCATTTCCAACTCACGAGCCAGTTCATCTTCCATTTTTTGGATCTTGTAGTCGTGAATTTCGTCTGCGTACTTGCGATTTATCTGTGCAACCGCACGTCCTGCTTCTTCAGCATTGATTATCTGTTGATCTCTGAGATATTCAATCCTGTCTATCTCAATTTCCTGTTGTTTTTCCAGTGCACCTGCACCTGCACCAATCAGTTCTAAGATTTCTTTCCTCAACTGCTTTTCTTTTTGCAACAACACACCTGTCAACTCACCTGGGTCGCCCTGTGTCTGACTCATAAGTTTGTTAAGTTCTTCAATTTCTCTCTTTTGTGTGGCTATACTACCACCCAATGCATCGCCTGCGGTGAGTCTGGCTGCCGCAAGTTGTGTTTCCAATGCAATCTGTGCCTTGGTTGTTTCTATCAACGTGGTTCTGTCACGCATTTCTTGACCCAACTGTTGCAGTGTTTCTTCTGTGATGTCAGCATAGGCTTTCTTGGCTGCAGACACGGCTTTGATCACAGCCTCTTCTGCCGCAATCTCAACAGCAGTGTTGTTGATCATCTCTAGTCTTTTCTGTTGAAGATCCAACTCTTGTTGAGTAGCCAGCATGGCTGTCTGAATGTATCCTTGTTGCTTTTCTCTATACGCTTTGTCTACCTTGGCATTATTTTCTATTTCTTTTGCGGCTTTTATTGCGGCAATTTGTGTTGCAGAATAACTCTTGTTGTTTTTGGCTGCTTCATCAGCAAAACGCTGTGCTTCTGCTCTGGCTTCTGCGTAGGCCTGTTTCAAATCACTGACTCCGCCTGATGCTCTTTCCAACAGTCCATTGCCTGCTGCCATGATTTTCTGGAATGTGGTTTGTTCTTTGGCAAGGTCATTTGTTTCATCACCTGCTAATTTAGCACCTCCAGCGGCACCTTTTGCGGCCTCACTGAACACATCAAAACTGCCAGCAACTTTGGTAATACCTAATATTACCATGCTGACTCCAAAGATTATTGGATTGCGTTTTATTGCCAGGTTAAACAACACCACGGCCTTGGTTGCCAATATCAGTGCTCCTGCCAACACACTGCCTAGTACACTTGCAATAGCGGCAATCTTAGCACCAATTGATATTGCAATCAATGCAATAAATGCATACGCCAACAGGTCAATGTTGGCAATTACCACCTTGAGTACATCTTTTAAGAATATAAACGCTGTGGTTAAGTCAACACTTAGTTGTCGTACCAACTCTTCATTGTTGGTGATATAGTCTGTGACTTGTCTAGCGGCTTCTGCTATTGCCGCACCAAATCCACCTTGTCCTACAGCGTCTGCGGCAAGGTACAGGCTACCTCTCAGGTTGCTGAGTGCTGTGCCCAGTGTATCTGCTTGTGCGGCTGCCGCACCTGCAAAACGTCCATTTTCTTGACCAAGTGCTGTGAGTTGTTTGGTTAGGTCTGACGCACTGGTTCCTACTGCTACCACATCGTCGCCAATCCTACCTATGAATTTACCGTTTTCCTGTGATACCTTGATACCAAACTCTTTTAATCGTTCAAACTCACCTGTTAAACTGTCTGCAACTGCTTCAGCAAACTGTGCTACGCTCTTTGAGTTGGCAGCCGCAATGTTTGCAAATGCTGTCATTTCGTCATTGCTGGTACCAATACCAAAACGTGTGAACACCACAAATGCTTGTGTTAGGTCACCAATGTCCTGTGGTAAACTGTTGGCTAATTTACCCAGACGTTCCATCTCTGCGTTTGCCAGTCTCTGATCACCAAGGTAGGTGGTTAACTGTGCTCTGAATCCTTCCATCTCAGTGGTGACACTGATGATGCTGCGCACGGCAGCGGCTGTGGCAAAAGCCGCAAGTGCTGTGCTGGCTACTACAAGTGCGTTGCCTACCCTAACAGCAGTCTTTCCTATGCTGCCTAGTCCTTTGCGGGCTAAGGCACTGCTTTTGTGAACACCTGCAAGACCACGTTGGACTTTTGCCAACTTGCTGTTCAGGTCTCTAGCGTCACCTTTTAGTTTAACTGTTACTGTATCTGCCACTGTTGGCTCCTTTTATGCTCTCTTGCTTGCACGTTTGGATTCGTCATATTCCCATTTATAAAATGTTGCCCAACCACGAAATTCCTGTGTGCTCATTTCTGTAATATCTTCTACTGTGCGACCCAGATCCTTTGCCAATCTGTACATGAACATTAGATCTGGGTCCTTTGTTAGTTTTTTTCGATATCTGTTGCCTTTTCTACTGAGTCAATCGCTTCGTTCATTTCACTTACTACTCTAATCAATACTGTTGGGTCAACTTCATTCATAAAGGTAACCTTGTCTGCACTGGTAAACAGGCGCTTGCCTTCTGCGTCTCTGCCTCTGATGATCAAACTTTCTACCAATGCTTCAACAGTTTTGTTTGACCCTGCCAATTCAACCAGTTTGCTTTGTTCTTTGAGTGTGGTTATGGTCTTGAAATAGATATCCATACCCCATTCATCAACTGTAATTTTGCTCATTGCTCCGCCTAATTGACTGCGGAAGTGTCCTGTTGCTGTTTCTAGTATTTTGCTCATTTGACTTTTGTCCTTTTGACTTGTTTGAGTGCAGGTCCTATGATACCACGTCCCTGATTTGCGGCTCGCATCCTTGATGTACCCTTCTCAAGGAAAGGTACATAAGGAACCGAGTTGTCTACTGTGATTTCATTATCACGAGTACGTTTTGTCCATCCACGTCTTGCAGTGCCTGTGCGTACAGGTGTCTTGTCACGAAGTGCTTGACGTACTTCAGTGCCTAAACGGGTTATGACCTTTTCAACAGTGTTGTTCAACTGTTTCATTGTCTGGGGTAAACCTTTTACCTGTAGCAACAGTTTTGCCATAATGGATTAGTTGACGCCTGTGTTGCTGTAACCAATTGCTCCATTGCCTTGGAATGATATTGATGCTTCAACCATTCCGTCCATGCTACTGGTAACACTGTAGCCTGTAACAATGATGCTGTTGGCAAAAATCAACACGTCATTTGCGGCGTCTTCGTCCAAGTATAGTTTTGCGGCTACGCCTGCGGCGCCCACAGTACCATTGGTTGGATTAAACACGTTATCAGCGGCGAACTCTGTGCTGTCAAAATAAATGTCAGCACTGCCTGTGTAACTGCTCATGCCTTTTACATACTGGCGTGATGCATCTTTCATGGTGGTGAATTCAATTGTGTCTGAAGTTACATCTACACTCCAGTTGCGGACTGCGGCCAATGTGTTGCTATCAATAATCACAGATCCGTCGTTGCCTGTTAAAGTTGCCATTACTCATCTCCTTTAGTTAAGTTGTCTGACACGACTTGTGTGTCACTTTGTTTTATTCCTGGTGACACAGGATTCGCAGAGAATGATTCCACTGCTACCTCTTTGGCTCGCACCGCTGAAGATTTGGTTTTGGCAGTGGCTAGTGTCCAGCCTGCTGCCTGATATTCTTTTTCATTTTCTGGTGAAACTTCACGAACTACTCCGTTATTTTTCATCTTTGGCATGTTGTTCCTCCTGTTGTGTTGGTTGTTGTTGTGGTTGTGCTGGTTTCCATACCATGCCCACTGTGCCTGCATCTACTATCATGCTTGTGATCCTCTCAAGTAATTGTATGAGACCACAAAACTCATCAGCACTTCTGCAAGTGGTGGTTGTCTATCCTGTGTCTCAATAGTGGTTATTTGGCTGTCTAACACGCCTGAACTCCTTAGGTCCAAATATCTGTCTGATTCCAGTGCGTCTTCTACGGCGGCAATAGCGGCATTGCGTTTTTTATCAAGTTCATTGCCACGCAAAAACACACGTAGATCCAAGGTAATTTCGCCTGCCCGTCTGCCCACAGCAGGTGCTCCCATGCTTACTGTTTCTCTTGTTTCTGAGTTGAAACTGATCAATATGCTGGGAAATTGTGTAATGGCCAATTCTGCCACATCAAATGGCTCACGGGTGACCAACACAAAGCCAGGATCTGCACGTTGGCTTAGGATGGTGGCTGTGTTTATGACTATCTGTTCACGCAGACCTGGTGAGGCACTCATCTACGTAGCCTTAGGTACGTGTCTGGCTGGCCTTCTTCGTCTGAGAAGACACCATCATCATCAATGTCATAGTGAACACCTTCACGGATACTCAGATCCATTTCGTGTTCAAAGCGTCCTTGGTAATACTTCATCATTTCACCAAAGCGGTCTGAATCAGGTTCAAATTTTGTTAGTTTAGGACAGATATGATAAGCCAAGGCGTGATAAACAGTAGCCTTTGTCCATTGCGTAGGATCTAATTTTGTGGAGTCTAGTTTTACAAAGTCACCGCGGATGGTGATGTCTATGCGTAGTTGTTTTTGATAAGAGGGCCACCAACGAACTGCTAAAACTCTGTTAACTTCAACTTCTGATTGTGCAAGTTGTGTGTCAAAATCCAGTTGTCCGTACTCAAGTATAGTAGGTTCAACGACTAATAGGTCGTCAACGGTTGCGTATGTCATAAGGTCCTTCCTTTATCAAAACAGGCAAATCCTATTTGCCGTGTAATGTTATTTAGCATAAAAACAAACAGGGACCGAAGTCCCTGTGTGCTTAATAACGACTCTGCCGCTCTCGAAACAGAATCTATTTAACCGTCGGTTGCTGATCCAACGATTTTAACAGCGTGACTGTTCTGGAGGATTGCTTGTCCAGTTACAGCACTCATCATAACGTCAGTTGCTCGTGCGCTGGCTTGTCTTTGGTCTTCCATGACAATTCCACCACGCATAGCATGACCTAAAGCAGTTGGTGAAAATACTGCACCAACCATGTTTAGTTCTGTGTCGCTATCAGTGTCCAAGTCTGACTTAACCAAACTTGACTCATAGATTGAGCAACCGCCCAACATGCCAATGAAACCACGCTCAAGAACTGATGCGCCGTAGCCATTTGCTGTAGCAACTGTACCACCTGCGTTGTACAATGCTTTCTTGAGTTGCAATGCCTGACGAGGACCAATAACAGCACTAATAGGGCCTGTTACTTTTGCCGCTCTAAGTGTTGCAATTGCTTCCATGATCACATCAACAGTGATTGCACTATCTTCTGTACCAACACTTGCTGTGATACTGTTGAAAAGTGCAAACACGTCAGTGTCCATCTTCTCACCAATAGCACGACCTGCTTGTGCGCCCAAGTCAGCGATAACGTCACGCTGTGCTGAGTCACGTAATAGGTCTGTGATTTGGAAGTATGTACCAATTTCAGCCATTGTGATTGATACTGATGTTGTGTTTGTGTCTGCGGCACTTGGTGCTGTACCTTCTGTTAGTGCTGTTGCTGCCACTGATGCGTACACAGGAACTTGTAATACTTTTCCTGCGTTTGCTGGTGCGTCAAATGTTGTGAGCAATTGACGAGCAATGCTGTTTTCGTACATTGCAAATTGTGCTTCTGTCAACAGGTTTGTAAATAGTTCACTGTTGATGGTTGTGTTGTTAGCCATTTTTAGAATCTCCTAGTAAGTAATTGGCTATGCTTAACGACGATTTCTTTTGTTGCGCCATTCAGCATATTGTTTTCTGTGCTCAGGATTGCTCATATCCAATTTGGACACGTCAGGTGCCTCAGCACTGCTGGTTTGGATGCTGTTACGGCTGGCTGTGGTGCTAGGTCCTGCACTAACAAAATGTGGATTGGTATCCAAAAATGTTCGCACAAGGTCATCAACACGCATGGGATCTCCGTTGTCAGTGTATCTCACTGACCCTGACTCATCAACCACTTCTACATCACCTGACTCTGCGAGTCTAACATTGTTCCTCAACAGGCTTTTGACCTGGTCTGGAGCAACTGCTTTGTATCGTGCGGCCGCTTCTGTTAGGGGAGTTTCTATGCGATATTGTGCTATCACACCATCACGCTTGGCTATTTCTGCATCCTTGCGTGAGGCTAAGTCTTTTATGATTTCGTCGTATTCACCACGTGACTTCTGTTCTTCTACACGACGCAGTTCAAGTTCTGACTTGTAGTTGCGTAATTCGTCTAGATCGCCTAGATCCTGATAAGGTTTTAGGGCACGTCGTTCAGCGGCTGCTCTGGTTTTTGCCATTGCATCGTCGAATTCTTTTTGACTGTAGTTCCTCTGGTCCTGACTTTCTTCTACTGAAGATTCTAAGGCGTCAGTTGCCTGTGTTTCTGTTGCCAATGTTTCTTGCTCCATTGTTAAGCATACCTCCTAGTTAATGAGTTGAGTTTCTCTTTTGTTTATTTAGCCAAATGTTACTTTCTTGGCTTCATTTGAGTCTTTTTCTTCTTCTTTTTGTGATATGGCATGGTTTTCTCCTTGGTTACCATTTTACTTATCTACTCCTTTTGCGCACAGCCATTCTGGTAACTGTGCCCCGTTTGCGTAGTTGCTTTTGTGCGACTCGCATGCCTGAATTGAAACTGGCACTGCTCCGGGTTAGGGTACGTCCACCTGCTCTAACATAACGTGCACCTGCTTTGTGTCCTGCACACCCTGGTCCTTTGCATTCTTTACCATAGTACTTTGCCATTATGCGAATCCTTTGACAACCAGACTCAACAACAACACAATGGTTGTTCCTGCAGTACCAATCATGATGGTTTCTAATCGTTTGATCCTGCTGACTGTGTGTTGCCATCTCTCTGCACAAACTGCTTCATGTGTGTCAAATTGGGCCTTGAGTTCTTTACTCATCATGTGTGTATCCTTGTGCAGTTAGACTCAGATGTTGAGCCTGTGTGGTTACCGTGACTGTTAGTGTCCCATCTGGGCTGGTCATGGTGTGTGTTTCAAATTGTGGTGTGGGGTCTGTGTACTCATAGTCTTCCACGTCCAACAACTGTGCAATCTGAGTGTCTATCACTGTGTACAGAGCAGGATCGCTCACTGTGTTCTTGGCAAGTTCCAACTGCTTGAGTTCACGTTCAGTGTCTCTAACATTGAAACTGTTTGGGTAGTCTATGGTGCCGTTGAACACTGAGTTCTCATACTGTGCCCACAGGCTCCAGATGTTTTCTTCACACAGTTCCAGGTTGTCTGCTTTGTCTGACAGTCTGGCACTGAGCATTTGAAACTCTGTCTCCATTGCTATGCCACTCAATTGGCTTACCTGCTGTGCTCTGGCACTGCCTAGGTTTGCCATGCGATCAATAGCACTTACCTGTTGTTCAATGCTTTGGTGTATGCTGTTGATGCTGTTGCCTGATGGTTCCAACAAGTATGGCTTCAAGCCTGGATCCATGTTGTCTTCCATCAACACAATTGATCCTGCACCTGCAATGGCTTCTGTGCCTACTGTTTTAACCAGACTAGGGTGTGTGCCTAGCCTAATACCTTCTTCAATGTTTGAATTGAAGTTGTAGATTGCACGTTGTGCTGTGGCAACATCTTCTATGTCACTGATACCAAATCCACGTTGCATACCACGCTGTGAATACAACACCACAACAGGAACACGTCCGAATGTGTTTGGTTGCACAGTCTCTTCTTTTGCCATCTGCTGTGTGAAGTCTACCTGATACGTGCGGATCCGTTCATCAGTCCATTCACGCACTGTGCTGGTCCTACCATCATCATTGTCTTCCACGATCTTCATGTAGTTGATGTAACTGACACCATTCTCAGTTCGCAGCCAATTCCAATCTACCACATTCATGGGTGAGATCAGGCTAACATATGGTCGAACACTCTGTCCTAGTTCTTCTGCTCTGGTTCGAGCATTGGTCTGAGGCTTGCTTACCATTATAAACGCATGTCCAAACACACTGCTGAGTGTGCTGGCATCCTTCATGAAGTTGTTGAAACTTCTACCTTCCAAATCAGAGTCTCTCATGAAACTTTCTAAATTGGGGTTGTTCTCAATACTGCCCAGTTCTCTTGTGGGTTTTTCTTTGAACAGGAAACTGTTGTATATCTGTATGCACCCTCGGCAGTGGTTGTCTACTGGTGTGTTGTCTTGTCTGATCAAATAATCATTGTCGCTTTCAGTTGCATAGCGAGTTAGATAACTACCACGTCTGTAATCTTCGCCACCCAAGTAACTATCAAGGAGGAACTTCCATCTTAATTTGTTCTTTTCGTAAAGAGGGTGTGCCCTCATTACTGCTGCATAATCTTCAGTCATAATAGTCCTTGTGTCTTAGTTATTTATAAGTTTCTTGGTGCGTGTGTTTCATAGCATTTGTCTTCTATTACGGTTGGGCGTGTGACTCTGATGTCTCCACACGCCAGGGTCAGGTCGCCTATCTTGGTATTCTTTCTTGATAGGACGTAGGTATTGTACGCCGTATCCAATTGCGTCATTCAGGTGATCCCAACCCCCAAGTTTGTCTGGTACCTGAGTACCTTCTTTATATACTTGCTTCTCTAGTCCTTCAACAGTTCTGCGACATTTGGGGTCAACCCAAAGACTAACAGTTCCGTCAGCACTGAGGAGGCTT